ACCATAGTAAAATGAGAGTGCTATACTCCCTCGATATTCTGGAGGTTTTTAAGCGGTTGACTAATCCCGCCGATTCAGTTAATGGTCAGTTGTCAACTGCGCCTCCCTGAAATGCAACACTCTCAATTCATTAAAATAGCCCATTGATACATTGTGTATATGGCTATCGAATAAAAAAAGATCCATCCTATCATATTACAGGGTATATATGGTATTTCAAGATGGTATAGATGAATCCCACAAAGAAGATTCCCATACCTATTTCATGTATTCTTTTATTACTACTAAACACCATAGGGGCCATAACACATAACATAATGACTCTACCAACTACCTTGAGTGATACCACTTCTCCCTGAAAGAATACGAATAAATTCCCTATGAGTAATAGTTGTAATGCCCATGCTAGTCCTAGTATGACCTTATGATTTTTGTAATAGTAGTCACGCAAATTAACTGACTTATCCTTATATGTCTCGGGCTGTGGTGCGACTACTTCACTAACCATAAAAAACATGAATGGTACTGATAGATATAATAAAAATGTGAACAAGTTCCATCCTTCATTCGGGTAATAAGTCAAGTCTCTTAGGGGATTAGATGTCCACCAGAATAGTATAATTGTGAAGAAAGTTATGAAACAAATGGCAGTATGTGGCCAGTAAAATGCGACATCTTCATCTGGATCATCGTTATGGTTCTTGGCAAGTAGTGAACTATAGTTAATCATTAGTCTTACCATAGATAAACCTAATATCACAAATGCAATCATGCTGAGGTGTGAATATGCTACCATTATTTCTCCTTTGGTTCATTCAATTTGAGTTTAAATGCTGCGGATACTTCTTTCTCTATCATATCCTGTATGAGTTCCCATGAGTAGTTCTCTCTTTCTCTTCTATTCTTCATCTTGGCGCTCTTGATGATATGTTATTGTTCCGAAACAATCACACATTTTTTCATGTTCAATTAGTTTTTTCATGTCGTAAAAAACTTCATCACACTCACAACAACTGACCCAACCATATTTTTTAAAGAAATCTTCATCATAGTGGTGAAGAATTTCCCCCATATCAGGCTGGGGTTGGTAGTATTATATTTAGAAGGTATCTCCTCTTAGTATAATCTAGATTTGCTTGTAGTTCACAGGTCAACCATAAGAGTTCTTTTGTCTCAGGGACTACAAAGAGTCTTATAGGGTACTCTGCACCCTGTTTCTTGAAGTGGTAGTCTTTGGTGATTGGTTTGTTTTGGTGGTCTTTTAACTGTTGACCAAAGGAATGATCACCAGCATAGTACTCCCAACAGGTCTTTTCTGAAGGAAATTCTTGAAGGGTCTGTGCAGTCAGGGTCTTAGTATACAGTAATAATGCAATCCATACCTCAGTCATGCAGCTAGTTGTTGTCTATAATATGAATGTCGATGTCGGCCCTTAGTATTTCCCATCCATCGGAAAGGGTTGCATAGGGTACATTTTGGTTGTTTCTTTGTTCTCTTACTCTTGCGTTTACCTACCTTGTTCTTTGCACTCATCTTATCCTCCAATTGGTATATTGAGGGCGTGTCGCTGGAACGACACTCCAGGCCCCCAAATGTTTATCGTCTTTCCGCAGAATTATCTTTCCATTTTTTATAATCCGCATTTTTCATAGTAGCTCTGATATAGGGGTCATCGGTCTTTCTTCTATTCCTTGAATGTATCTCATCTATGTCCTTTATTGGGTCATATCCCAATGGGTCTAGTATCATCCGTTGGTTCTCTTTCCGAATATGTCTCCATACTAGACTATTCCCAGCCAATTCTTTACTCATCAGAGTCAGGGCCAGACCAACCACTTATTAGTTTTCTTTCTACTTGACTGAGGGTGATGAAGTTTCCATGACCAGCTTTTATATAACTAATCCAATCTCCTTGTCTACTCTCAAACACTTCAAATTGTCCCTTATCTCCCTCTTCAAAAGTAGTGGATAATCCTGCATTATTCATATCAACGGAAAGACTTTCCGCTTGAGGTTTGTAATTTCAGGAACCACAGTATTTAATCTTGAACATCTTATCTTACAGTTAATACGATTGCGATCCAAAATAGAAGAAAGATAATAACCAATAATTCAATCGCAAGTACTGTATGATACCATACCCAATTCGTTTCATATTGTTTGTCTCTTTCGAGCTCTATTTTGGTCTTACCTTCTTGTAATCGGGGAACCCAAATTTTTTCCCACTTCTTCTTTATATCCTTTAAAAACTGCATTACCTTGTTTTTGTCTATAGTCCTTAATTGCGGCTTTGATTGCATCTTCTGCAAGTACTGAACAATGGATTTTCACAGGGGGTAGGGATAGTTCTTTGACTATTTCGGTATTGTTTAGGTTCATTGCATCATCTATTGTCCTGTCCTTAATCCATTCCGTTGCGAGTGAACTTGCGGCTATAGCACTTCCGCACCCAAAGGTTTTAAACTTTGCATCGATGATTTTATCATTATCATCTACTTGAATTTGTAGTTTCATAACATCCCCACACTCTGGAGCACCCACAAGGCCAGTACCGACCCTATTGCTCCCACTATCCAAACTACCAACATTGTGTGGTCTTTCATAATGTTCCAATACTTTATCTGAATATGCCATCTATTGCAACCATGCAGGGGTTTCATCAAACTGAGATTGTTTGATGGAAAAACTAGTAGAACAACCACACGTTGAAGTTGCTCTTGGATTCTGAAATCTTGGGCCGGGTGCGGATAGGTCTTTTGACCAATCTATTTCCAGACCATCTACTACTAAATGACTCTTCTTATCTATCACTATGGGTAAACCTTCTGACTCAAAGAATAAGTCTCTCTTGTTTGATTCACCAAACTCTAGGACATACTCATATCCTGCACACCCTCCACCCTTGACAGTTACCCTCAAAGGTACTTCCTCCGACAATTCTTCATCCTCACGAATTCTCTTGAAGTTCTTGGCTGCAATTTTAGTTAGACTTATCATTTCCTACACACTACACTTGATTGACATAGTAAATGTTTCATTCCATCCAAAGTAAAATTCAATTCAGTTATGATTACATCAAGTATATTTGATGCACCATCTAAAACAACATCTCCGAAAGGGCCCTGTAAAACAAATACTATAATTGCACTTATCATCCCTAAAAGAAAACTCATGTATGACCACTTGAGGAATTTATATTTTCTAAGTGCAAGAACTTTACCTTGTCCATATATGTCACCGGCCATGGCATCATATACAGAATCATCAGTCATTAAAGTTTCTGCATAATCTTCCTTATATTCTTCTATTGGAAGATGTGCAAAATGTCCAAAAAATAAAGGGTTGAAAAATGGAGATTTTCTATCTATATCTCCTGTTACATCTTTTGGATAATCTGTTTTTGGTATAATTGCAAATATTGCAAAGAGTAGTGCAAAAAAACAACCAAATGCAAATGTTAGAAGTGGCCATTTCACCAATTCATTATCAAGGTTTGCAATCGCAATAGAAAACACAACAGATGCAACCGTAATCATGATATTGGCTTTTGCATCCGCCATCAAGTTCAATCTCATTTGATTGCCGTGATTGACTCGCAGAATATTATCTACAGCTGTTCTATCTTCTGGTACTTTTGTAAAATGATTAAACTTTTCCATCCTACACCTCCTACTTCAATGGTGGTGCATATAATAATCCTCCATGACTATAAAGTTGATTTAATCCTCGTGAAAGTCCAATTGGAGTATTTTCTCCTACATTCCGTTCATATATTTCTTTATAATTTCCAACTTGTTTTATTATATCATAAGACCAAGTTGCACTCAATCCTAGTTTATCTCCAAGATTTGGATGATCTTCACCATTTTTCTCACCCATAAATCTTTGAATATATGGGTCTATATGATTCTTAAAACTGTCTATGTTTTTTGAATTTATTCCCATTTCTTCTGCAATGAACAGAACATATACTGTCCATCGAACAATATCTGACCATTTCTGATCACCATACTTAACAACTGGCCCTAATGGTTCTTTTGAGATAATCTCTGGAAGAATCATGTGACGGTCAGGGTTTTCAAAACTCAATCGGTTTGATGCAAGGCCAGACCTATCAGTACCATACATATCACAGTCACCCCTTTTGTATACATTCTTTGTTTTTTCATTAGGTGGTACTGCGATAGGAATATAATTTATTTCATGTAATTCCATAAAGTCTGCAATGTTTTTTGCAGCTGTTCCAGTTCCACTAAAACATATTCTTGCACCTTCCATCTGTTTTGCAGAAGATACTCCAAGAGTTTTCCTTACTATGAATCCTTGACCATCATAGTAGGTTGTGGGCATGAATTCCAGTTTCTTTGCAACATTTCTTGTGTAAGTAAACGTAGTTGTTGCAGAAAGAACATCTATTGAACCATCTATCAAAAATTCAAATCGTGTCTTTCCATTGACTATAGTAAATTCGATTGCAGTTGCATCTCCGAATATTGCGGCTGCAATTGCTCGACAAATATCAACATCAAAACCTTCCCATCTATTACCATCTTCTATATGCCACATTTCTTGTGAGAAGCCGGGGAACTCATCATTGGTTCCACAAATGACATTTCCTCTTTTCTTCACTCGATCAAATGTTGAACTATACGTTGGATTATATTCTTCTTTTATAACAACTACTGGTTCTGTCAGGTCAGCAGGATTTCCTTCAGCTGTAGACATAGCCATCATCCAAAATGCCCAAATTATAGATACAATTACTTTCCCTACCATTATCATTGCAATGCCCGATATATTGTCAGAAGTTCTTCATCAGCAATCGGGGCGGTCATAGTATAATATCGTTGATGTCCAACCAACATGAATGCTTTAATGTCAGAAAAACTTGGATATTTCATTAGGAGGTTGTGGAGAAGATAATCTGGACTCAAATGACATGATGCACATTGATTATCTTTTGCGAATACTCTAGTTGCTTTTTTGAATCGTTCAGATTGTACCAATACAGAGTTTAGGTCTTTTTCCATCCATGTGACCTTTTCATCTATAGAAGGAATAATAAAAAACATCATATATACCAATAATCCAATAATTATGTAAATCCATAATTTGCTTGTAGCTACTATATCTTTAGTTTGTATTTCTATTTCTTTTACAGGTTCTATCTCTACAAATTTTTCTTCATGTTCTTTCTTTTTTTGTTCAGCCATAATCTACCTCACTTCTTTCCTGCTTCGTTTAACTTCTTGGTTATTTGTTGTTGAAACCATTTAAGAACAATTGGTATGCTCACGTTAGATGTCAATCCAAAAAGATAACCGATAGGATAACGGTAACTTTCATATTCTTTTAATTGTGGAACATTCGTAAATACAACTGTTATAAGCATATAACCTGTTACAGACATTCCCATATTAATAAAAAGATCCAATAGTATCAACCATTTATTTGTATATTTTTCTTTATTGTCTGTCCTGTAATTAAATAAGAATATAAAAAATGATGAAAATACTACTAAGCCCATCATTATAAGTTCAGACATATTAAATAACTCGTTCATTCATACCTCATTTGTAACCTATTTCTTTTAACTGTTTAATTGTATTACTTGCACTTGTATGATGGACTCCTATTCCGCGTGCTTTTCTAAATTCTTGAATATTACCTAAATGATCATCGATAAGTAAATTTGGTCTATGATCTCGACCATCCATTGCAAAATTTGCTTTATGTTTTCTCATAACGGGATACATTTTATCTGCACTAACTCCAAACCACCTTTTCATAAATCGAGTTTTATCTTCAGTCGCACGTGCTGCAATCGGCCCTCTTTCTGATCTTGGAGTTGCAGTCAAGATAAATGGATCATATTTCCCAATAAAATCCCACAATTGTTTTGCATCCTTCATTGGTTCTAACTGTAAGAAAAAATCATCTGGTAATTCATCCCATCTGGCATCGGAGAATTTTCCTCCAATCATGTCTTTTATACCCTTCTCAAAATCAGCTAATACTCCATCCATATCACAATAAATTTGTGGTGAATCAAATTCTACTAGATAGTGTTTAAATTTTTTATCCATATATCCTTATGTTTTATAAAAATAAACAGTAAATTCTGCATCATCTATCATATAGCCTTCAATAATTTCTATTTTACTGTGATTAAATTTACTTAATTTTTGTTTTACCCATTCTGGATCATATGCTTCATAATTGGGATCAGTATATGGAGCAACGAACATATTAAATATAATTCCTTTATTGGCATGAGATATCATATTTTCAATAATCCAATATGTATGTTCTTTCTTCAGACCTAAATTAAAGGTCCCATTTGCAATAACCCAATCATATTTCGTATCATCCAGATCTTTTATAGTACCGTGTATTGCATTGATATCTTCATCTATAAGATCAATTGCTTTTTTGTTTGGATCAAACCCAAGATATTGACCGTTCCATCCTTGATTTTTCAAATATGTATGAAGATGTGCTACTCCACACCCGACATCTAAAACCGAATCATTATCATCAATTCCAGCTTCATATATTTTTTGAAATCTTATGAGTGAATTTTCAGTACCATCCATCCAACCAACACATTCAATTGAATTTTTATTATAATCATCTATGTAACCAGAATATACAGTATCGACTAAAAACTCTGTTTCGTTTCGGAATGTCATGCTTTCCGGATCTAACACCTGCCTACCGCGATGCTCTTTCATATAAGTTTTAAATGTCTTCATTGATTCCGTTTTTTGCTCTATAATCTGCAATCGCTCCCTTAATAGCATCTTCCGCCAATACAGAGCAATGTATCTTGACAGGGGGAAGAGAAAGTTCTTCCACGATGTGTGTATTTTGAATTGAATGTGCTTCATCCAATGACTTGCCCTTAACCCATTCAGTCGCCAACGAAGAACTTGCAATTGCACTTCCACAACCAAAAGTCTTAAATTTGGCGTCAATAATTTTTTCATTTTCATCTACCTTTATTTGTAATTTCATTACATCACCACATTCAGGAGCGCCCACCAAACCAGTACCGACAGAATTATCAGTGCTATCCAAACTCCCAACATTTCTAGGTTTTTCATAGTGCTCCAATACTTTTTCTGAATATGCCATATTATTTCATCCACACGGGTTTATCAAACTCTTCTTGAGGTTTGATTGAAAAACTAGTAGAAACACA